CTTTAATGTTCAAAATCTACCGCGCGAATCAAAATACGGAGTCAACATCCGCAACTGCATATCCGCTGGCGATGGAAACACTTTGATAGTATCTGACCTTTCACAGATTGAGCCAAGATTAACAGCTTTTCTCGCTGGTGATACCGATTTCCTAGAGCTTGTAGCCAAAGGGATGTCTCCCTATGAGGCACACGCTCGGCAGACAATGGGATGGACTGGTGGTAAATTAAAAGACGAAGACCCTGAGCTTTATCTGCTCGCCAAGGTTCGTGTCCTTCAATTGGGCTACGGAAGTGGGTGGTCTAAATTTGCTGAGACTGTTGCAATGTATGGTCAGACTCAGATTCTTGATCAGGATTTCAGCAGGGCTGATGAATTAAGATTTCAGGAATACGCTGGAAAATATATGCCAGGAAAAGCTACATTGTACTCTCAACTTCCGACCGAAGACCGTCGACAATGGGTCAACGCTTTCATCCAAGTAATGGATTTTCGCGACAAGAATCCAAAGATCACACGCTCTTGGAAATCTTTAGACATTCAGTTGAAACAATGCGCCAGCGAAGGAAATGATTTTGAGATTCCTTTACCCTCCGACCGCGTTCTTAAGTACTTTCGCTGTCGGCATGAGCCCGATGGGGTAACATGCGCGACTCAAAAAGGATCGATTCGCAGAATCAAAATGTACGGAGCTAATCTATTTCAGAACAGCGTTCAGGCTTTGGCTCGGGACTGTTTCGGATACATTATGAATCGATTAACGGATGCGGGATTCAAGATCGTTCTCCACGTCCACGATGAAGTTGTCGTGGAAGTGCCTGAAGATATGGCGGAAGAATCCAAATCGGCAATTGAAAAAATAATGGGCGACGGCCCCGAATGGATGCGGAATGTACCGTTAGCATCCGAGGCAATAATTACAAAACAATACACAAAATGATAATAGGACTTACTGGAAAAAAAGGGTGTGGTAAATCAACTGTTGGTCGAATAATAGCTGAGGAATGGGGCTATGGGATTAAGAGTTTTGCAACACCAATAAAATTAATGCTGTCAGCGATGGGGCTGACCGATGACGAATTATACAACCCCGAAAAAAAAGAAGAGATTATTCCCGAATTTGGCAAAAGCCCACGAGAGTTGATGCAGCTTTTGGGTACAGAATTTGGGCGAACATTGGTATCTCAAAATATATGGGTGGCCTCGCTCGAAAAACATCTTGAGCACGGGCAGAATTATGTAATAGACGATGTCCGATTCGCGAATGAGGCAGCTATGATTCGCGCAAACGATGGGATTGTTGTTCGAGTGGTCAGAGGCTTGGACGATGAACCAGACGAGCATATATCAGAGGCGGGTATAAATTCTGAACTTATAAATTATGAAATTAGAAATATTTCATGTTACGAGACGGATTTAGAATTAGAAGTTAAACGAGTATTAAAGGAGATTTTATTAGATGGAACTATTTGCAATCCCAAATTTAAGAGCGAGTCAGGTCAGTAAATCAAAACCATGGGAAGTCGAATTCGACGTTCCTGAGTTTAGAAATACTACTGAATTTAAAGCATGGGCTGCTAGCCCGAGCACAGTATACTGCGCTTATTCAACCGGTGAAGGTGTAGACCCTGGACAGCGCGTTAGTGAAGCTAATCCGATGCGTTATCTCCATGGAGTAACCGTTGACTGGGATGCAGATTTTACTGATGAAGAATTCGAGGAAATTGTGAGGCGGATGATTGATCATGAATATCCAGTTAATTATATTTCTAGAAGTTACAGCGGAGGGATTCACGCGGTTTGGTTTTTTGAAGATCCAATATTCTGCCATGGCAGTAAGACCAATGAGAAATTCCTTGGGCGTTTGGCTAAAGAGCTGAAGCTAGATGGCCGAGACGCTATCGCTCGCGGTTTTGATTCGGGTATATTTAAAAGACAACATTATCTTTTGCACGGCCATAACTGGAAAGCAGTCAGTCCTGACGCGAGAATTCCAACAGCGATGCTGCATTATTGGCAGTACGAAACAACAAAGTCCTCCGACTTTCGAGGTCAGGGTGTAGTCATTCCACTTGAAGCTGTTTACGCAGAAATCCAAAGAGTCTGGCCAGACAATCAATGGCCAACTGAATTTGTGGAAGGTAGTCGAGGACCGACTTTTTGGGATCCGGGTGGAGGTCATAAAACTAAGAATGCAGCAATCGTTCGGGAGACCGGCATGCAGGTATTTAACATGCCCAAAGGATTTTATACATGGGCAGAGATTACCAGTAACGAGTTCGTTCGGAATTATGAAGTCGGACGAATTGGTGAAGCGATTAAAAATTATTGGTATGATGGACGGAATTATTTTATCGAAGACGGTAGCGGATCGTATTTTATAAATAATAAAGAGGAGTGCATGCTCGATCTGCAATGCCGACACAATTTATCCGGCCGACCCGCTAGACACGAAAATGTATCCGAGGTTAAACAGGCTCTGTTTCAAATCAATACCGCGAAAAGAATAGAAGCTGGTCTACCCTTTTGCTTTGTGAAATCGCAAATTGTTAAGCATGAGAACAGAACTTATTTTAATACAGCTCGGGTCAGGCCATTGACTCCCGCTGATCAGGCTGGCGAATGGGGAGCAGAATTTCCAGTCATCGCAAAATGGATGAAGCATATGCTTGGCGAAAAACAGTTGAAGTATGAATTAGCATGGCTCAAGCATGCCTACCTAAATGCACAATCAGGCTCCCCAAAGCGTGGACACGCACACTTTTTAGTCGGTCCTCCGAATTGCGGGAAAACTCTGTATAATAGTGTTATACTCGGAGGCTTATTCGGCGGTGGAATTAAGGCATCAGAATATTTAACCGGCAAATCGGAATGGACAGATCACTTATTTGAATACGGAATGTGGCTCGTTGATGATGAAGCTCCTACCGCGAGCAATGCTATGCACACTGCATTCACAGCTCGGCTTAAGGAGCACATCGCGAATGACACTTTCTTGATCAATGGTAAATTCAAGAAGTCTGGTCGTGTCTACTGGAGAGGTAGAATCAGCTGCACGTTGAATGATGACCCTGTTTCCATGAGGCTTCTTCCTGATTTGGATATGAGCATCAAGGACAAGCTCATGGTTTTCAAATGTAATGATGGATTTAATTTCACCAAAGATATTAAACATGTCGTTTCCGCTGAACTTCCAGCCTTCGCCGCTTGGCTTTTGGCTCACGAAATTGAGCCTGAGCTTTTGGAAACACGATTTGGAGTCAAGGCATATGTAAATTCCGAATTGGAATCACGGGCTAGAGCTGACAGTCGGTATAGTCATATTATCGAAATCCTGTCTATGTTCAGACGAACACTCAAGGATGATAGTTGGGAAGGCACATGCTCCGAGCTGATGGTTGTTCTTTCTGCAAATGAAAATAATCGGGTGCTTCTCAAAGAGCTAACCCCGAAAAAATTAGGTTGGGGGTTGAGTCACATGCTTTCCAAAGGCTTTGGATGGGTGTCTCGTTCAGATAAATCGCAGTATGGATGGAGGATTGATGGTGAATAGTAATAATAAAAAAAATGGGGCTTTATATGAATACAAATTCTTTGCCGCAGCAATGGATCGGGGTTTGGAGGTTTTTATTCCCGCAGGGGATCACCTACCCCAGGACTGCCATGTCGTAAATCACAGCGGTGGAGTTTTACGCGTTCAAGTTAAGGGAACGAGCGTTCCTATTGTTCAAGGAGCTAGTGAGAAAAGTCCGAGGTATCGGTTATGCACTAGTAGCCAAAGAGCTATTAAAAAGCCAATAGATGTCAGTGAAGTAGATGTTCTCGCCGGATATATCGAGCCTCTTGATGTTTTTTACATAATACCCAGCAAAGATTTAAAGTCGGTAACCTCTTGGCTTTACCCCCACAACCCTAAAACGAAATCGCATTTTGAGAAATTTAGGGAGAACTGGGGTGTCTTTATGGAAGCTTAGCTTCAGGCTTTTCGAAAAAACCTGATCGCCTGAGCCGTACTCGGACGGTTTCTTCGGAAACACCGAGGCACCCGGCAATTGTTTTTGGGTGCATTCCAGAAGCAAATCGGGCGTAGACCATACCATCCCAAAATTTCATTCGCTCAATCATTCGCTTTTGATCGGGTCGAAAGAGATAACCTTTTTTTTCTGGTTCCTCTTTCTTTTTTTCTTTAACCCCGAATGCGACTCTAACCTCCTCAGCCGTCAGGCCGAGCTTTTCAAGAACTTGGCTTTGCTTTTTCTTCTGGCCCATAGGTCAATTCGAACATTTGGGATACAGATTGTTTTGGTGGGAAGTCTACTGCACCCTCGCTCCAAATTTCTGTTTTCTCATCCCCAAATTCAAAATGTACCTTGATGAGGATATCTGCACACATCTCATTTTCCAATGCGCAAAGGCGAACCTGAGGGACGAGATCATCAGCAATTTGCCGGCTTTGAATTGATACGGCATCAAGCATGTTTTTCTCCTGCGCCTTTTGTTTTTCCAACCACTCCTTCATAATTTTTTTATTTGACCACTAGATACGAAGTCGCCACCATTGAGACTTTATATATGTATAACAGAGCTTTACACTGGTGTCAAGTTGCTGCTATTCAATAACTTGCCCGGATGGCGGAATTGGTAGACGCGCTGGATTCAAAATTTCTTTTGAAGGCACTAGATGTAGGGTGTAACCGCATAAACACTGGACATCATGAAGAAAAACACTACCGATAGTGGTATGAAATCACACACCACTCGATACGAATTCGCCACCTCTAGCAGGAAGACGAAGATATATAAACGCTACCAAAAAGGAGGTTGGACTTTTAAGACTGTAGTCGACAAAAAAGTTAGATACTTCCCGATCGGCTTGGACCGAGATGAGGCTCTAAAAATGGCTGACACCATAAGAGGGCATCTTATGCTCTATCCATTTGATGAAGTTCTCAAAATGTTTAATAAAAAAGCATTTGCCAAGATCAAACCACCAGCTCCGACCTTTGGCCAATGTCTTTCGATCTTGGAAAAGAATCAAAGGGCTGTCGGCCTAAGAGATTCATCCTTGAAAGGTTACAAAGACAGCCTTGGTGGATTCATTCGAAAAGTTGTGGGGAAGAAAAAACCTGTCGATAATTTCGACATGTCTAAGATTGATGATGATTTTATCCTAAAATATAAGCATGTGTGCCTTGAAGGGATAACTGATGAGTCAAAGCTCGCGAGTCGGAAACGGACAATCAATAGTCGGATCCGTCAGATCAAAGCAATGTTCTCTCGGGAAAAGTTATTCAAAGAATACGATATGACATTTGTCGAAGATCTACGGGATGCAGAATTCTTTACGGGGTTGAAGACAAATTATAAGCTTCCCAGCGAAGATCTTATTAAAAGCACATTCGAATTATGGGAAGATAGCACCGGAGATTTAAGAACTCTGCTCGGTTTGGCTTTGCATTTTGGTATGCGACGAAATGAAATCTTTCACGCTCGCAAGCCATGGTTCCAAATGGATGGGGAGAAGGCTAGAATTAATATTACCTCGGATTTAAGTTTCAGGCCGAAGGGTGGGCACGAAGGATTTACTCTTGGAAGCAAAAGTGTGGCCGCCGACATTCTTAATAAAGCGTCGGACGACGGTTATTTAATTTTAGAGCGAGCTGACAGCGGTCGCCCATTATTTGACGCTGCCTTAGATAAGTTACGAGCCATTGGATGGGATCGAGCTAGTCCGCTGCATGAATTGCGAAAGTTATTCGGTTCTTATATAGCGAGTACGGAAAGCATATACATAGCCCAGAAATTCTTACGGCACGCGGATGCGAGCACTACAAATGATTCATATTCCGATGCTATTATTGAAGGAGATATAAAAAATCTATGGGTAGCTTAGAAGCTCTTCCCATATAAATGACCGATTGCCATTTCGCGCATCGCCCACGGATGGTCGTAGTGCGTGGCAATCATCATTTGGATTTTAAAAGACCGGCCGCGGAGATTGGTGAACACTTTCATATGTTCTTTAATAGCTCCTTTGTACTGACCTTTGACGAGCCCTTCGTCATTCATTACATATAACCAAAGGTGTCCGCATGAATTCTTATGGAAGCGTAAATCTACTCGATAGACCTGTTTTTCCGAATGTTCATCTCCGAGATGCATCCAATTGGTTTCAGTATTTGCCAAATAGGAGTCGCGGAAGAACAAAGGCATTTTTACAGTTCCACTGCCAATAATAGAATCTCCAAATGGTTTATCTAGATATCTATTTCGGTAACTAAATCCTTCACCAGTTTCAGATAAAACAATCCCTTTTGTAACCTCACCATCAAATGAAACATATCTTGTCTGATACGGATCGCTAAAGGTTGGAAAATTTGGGTTATTAAATTCAAGAAGGTCAGTTTTTTTAATCTCTCGATCTTCATTGACGCAGAACATTTCGGATGAGTTGTCTTTTGTCGTAATCGAAGTAATTCCCTGTGCATCAAAAGGGCCTGATATCGCTGATGTCCTCTCATCAAAGACCCAACCTTTATATTTCGAGGCGGTGGTCTTTCCCGAGTAATCAGATCGGGATCCTGAGCTATCGCCAGATCCTGAGCTATCGCCAGATCCTGAGCTATCGCCAGATCCTGAGCTATCGCCAGATCC